CCCAAGTGGGGACTGTTCTTCCACTGGCATCGACGACTGACTGGTTAAAGTTAAAGCCGTTGAGATTAAAAGCCATAGTGGAGATTCCCATAGAGGTAAGCCAAATGCAAACGACGGGGAAAGTAGCAAGGAAAAAATGTAGACTCCGGCTATTATTAAAAGAGGCATACTGAAAGATAAGTCTCCCAAAGTAGCCATGAGCCGCAACAATGTTATACGTCTCTTCCTCTTGACCGAACTTGTATCCATAGTTCTGAGAAATTAAGCCAGTTGTTTCCTTAATAAGTGAGGAAGTAACAAGACTTCCGTGCATTGCAGCGAAAAGAGCACCGCCGAATACCCCAGCAACACCGAGCATGTGGAAAGGATGCATGAGGATATTATGTTCGGCTTGGAATACGAACATGAAATTGAAAGTACCGCTAATACCAAGAGGCATTCCATCACTGAAGCTCCCCTGACCGAATGGGTACACGAGGAAGACAGCAAAGGATGCTGCAACTGGTGCGGAATAAGCTACGCAAATCCATGGTCGCATTCCTAGTCTGTAACTAAGTTCCCATTGGCGTCCCAAGTAAGCTGAGATACCGATAAGGAAGTGAAAGACGATGAGCTGGTAGGGTCCACCGTTGTAAAGCCATTCATCGAGATTGGCTGCTTCCCAGATGGGATAGAAGTGGAGTCCGATTGCGTTTGAGCTGGGTACGATTGCCCCCGAGATGATGTTGTTTCCATAGAGTAGTGAGCCTGCAACTGGTTCACGTATTCCATCAATATCTACAGGTGGCGCGGCTACGAATGCTATTAAGAAACAAGTAGTTGCTGTTAAGAGTGCGGGAATCATTAAGACACCGAACCACCCCAAGTAGAGGCGGTTGTTGGTGCTAGTAACCCAGTCACAAAAGCTATTCCAGTTAGTTGATAGAGGTTTAGTTAATGTGGCTGTTGTCATTTAAAAAATGCCGGGGATAATTTGTCCGGTTGTTAGGTATGCACCTAGAGCTGCAACGATACCGAGCATTGCTACTCGTCCATTAAGCTCTTCAGCGATGTGCATTGGATCGCCTTCGTGGTTATGAGTTTCCATAATTTGTATGGGAGGTTCTTTTGCGAAGATGTTTTGTTTACCGTATTCGGTAGTAGTTGTCATTGAATTCAAAGTAGGTGATAGGCGAGGATGAAAGTTCAGGTCGCCATGACACCTAGTAACCCTTCTTACGAATAGGCTTTGGTTTAAGAACTTTCTTTTTCATGAACCTGTTTTGTAACCTTCATCAAATCCTTTTAGGGTTCCATCTGCATTCATCTTCTGTCTGCGGATACGTTCCGCATTTTGTCTTTGCATTTCTTTTGCAGATTCCCACTCTCTCTTTGCATCGTTGTATCCGGGCATGATTAAAAATTAAGATCTGAGTTGTCTAGTTTTTCAAGTAGGTCATTTCTATAAGCTGGATCTGTTTCATAACGTGGATCGCTCATAGCTTGTATTAATTCAGCTTGACTTCTAAAGACCTGACCAGATGATGAAGGCTTCTTGCCTTGCAACATTCGTCCTTCGTAGCCATTAGCTTCGTTGTATTTAGATTGCAACGCTGTTAATCCCATCTTGATAGCAGCTACGTTGCCACTATCTATAAGATTGTCAAAAGCATCTATCTCTTGATCGGGTAAATTATCAGCAGCCCAGTTAGTTAGTTGCTCATAAGCTTGTTCTCCACCAACTGAGTTCTGAACATCATTAATGTTTGCATCAGATAACTCAGCACTTTGTACTTGAGCATCTGGATTATTCCTTTGGATTTCTATGTAAGCATTGACAAGATCCTGACTACTCATACTGGAGAACTTTTGAATTGTCTCAGGACTTAGCTCTCCATCATTGGCATAGTATTCAGTAGAAGCTTCTTGGATCAGACTGATTGCAGGAGCTTCATCAGATACCTCCTCATCAACTCCTTCTCCTTCGTCTTCTCCTTCGTTGTCTTCTCCTTCTTCGTCATCGTTACTACCTAGTTTCTTTTGTAGTTCTATGTAAGCTGACTCAAGATCTTCAGCGTTCTTGTACTTACCTGCTAGTAGTTGTTCTTGTTGTTCTACTAATTGTTCACCAACTTCCAGAGAATCCGCTTCTTCATCAGTTAGGATTTCTGACTCTGGTGTATTGTCATACGTTAATGTCTCTGCCATTTACTCCGTAGGTGGTTGGGGTTGTTCTTGTTGTTGTTGCATTCCTTCCATGTTCTTACTGTCTACTAATTTTGAATTAGCAAATTGACCAGCTTGTTCAAGTAAGGTTTGACTCTGTTGATCTTGCATCCTCACTTGCTTATCTTCTTCCATCTGCTCTGGTGTCTTGACTAGGTTCAATACATCTATACCCTGTGCAGCAGCTAATCGTTTAATAGCTTCTTCTGGATTGATGTATGTCAGCAAAGCTTGTGGACCTAAAGTCTGAGCAATGGTAGCGATAAACATATTTAAACTTTCTCTATCCTGACCACGACCTAAAGCATTAACACCTGCAACAATCTTGGGGCGTACTATATCTTTAGGTAACTTAGGAAGTTCATTAGATCTTTGTAAGACCAATAGAGTTCTTGATAAGTATGGTATTAGGAATGAGACAGTTAGTAATGAGAAGATACCTCCGAGTTGTTGTTCAAGTTCTAACTGTGTAAGTCGAACTTCTTCGGCTGTAACCCTTTCTGCATTCCTAACGTTCATGACAAGGAAAGCTTCAAGCAATCTTTTCTCAATAGTCTGAGCAACTTGTGCAGCCGTAGAAAAGTCAGCAGTCTTACCTACCTGAATTACTTCTACGTCATCTTTTCTACCTTGAACGATTGCACCGTTAGCTGCTTTAGCTATGGTTGCTGGCTTCGTAGTAGAGGAGGGGCTAACCAGAAAGATTACTTTCGATGCAGCCGCCGCGCCCTCAACGAGAGCTTGTGATAATCCTTCTAATGATTTGAGATCACCTAAGAATTCTTCAACTCTTCCGCGTCCATACTGTTCACCGTCAACCTCATTAAAGGTTAGTACCAGCCATGGGCTTGCGCTCTTAGGTGCAGTACTTCTAGTCTCTGGGATTATCTTATCGAGAACCTCTTGGTGCCATACCCATCTGCCGTTATCTAGTTTTACGTACGTATAAACTTCGACATCATCGGTAGCTCCACCTTGAGACTCGTCGATTCCGGTGTTCGGGACTGGGACTGGAAGGTCAAAGCCGAGAACATCCTTATTAATCAATTCCTTTGTAACTATTTCTAGGACGTTACCATTTCCATCTCTGTTGACGACATACCTATTCAAAGGGTAGTTCTTTATTCCATCTTTACCCATGAATAACAAAGCGTTACCACCAACAATTAAATGTTTAAGTGCTTGGTGTATAACTACTCTGTCATTTGATGCAGCGATATAGTCCATGACCATACGCTCCATCTTGGAGAAAGATAAATCTAATTCACTCCTTGCTTCGGCTGGTATATCTTCACCTAACTTATCGTCTCTTACCTGTAGTTTAAAGAAGCTAGTCTGGGGAGGGAGGATGCTTAGCATTAGCTTTGCTGCTAACGCTACACAACACTTGGCTCCCACTGACTGCCAAGGTACAGCTAAGGTTTCGTGCTTAGGTCTTGAAGATGTATCGTCTTGTATTAGGTACGGTAACGTGAGCTTCGAACACTCAACAGCTTTGTCTAGGAATTGACGTCGATCTGTAGCTAGTTGATTGTATCTCTCACGAGCGAGCATTAGTTAAGTCCTCCGCCCGTTGCATCTGTACCTGTATTTATTTTTGGATCAAGTTTAATTCTTAATGAACCAGTTCCTTGAGCAAAATTACTACCTTTCTTTTTCCTTTCTTCCTTTGCTCTTCTAACTTGAGGATTAACATCCTTAATGGTTGGCTCTGGAGGAGGAGTCGGTTGGGTAGGAGGTAATGGTGGTGGCGGAGCTGGAGGTAATGGTGGTGGTGGTGGGTTTCTTGGTGGTTTAAAAATACACATTAGATTTCTTCATCCATTATTGATTTGATGTATTCAATAACACTGGCTTGACCAGCGCGATACATAATTGATTGAATATCTTCCTTGGGATGGATAGGTTTCCAACCAAAGTTATCCTCAAGCCTATTGATTAGCTCATCCAACCTATCGTTGTGGAGCTTAAGCGTATTGAGGGAGATTGCGGTTGTCATGTTCAAAAAATGCTGGCATTCTTCCAGCTTTGGTGGCATTTAGTTGAGGTGCTTTCCCCTTATACATAAGGTTGTCGCTTGTTTCGAGCCAAAATTTTCTGCTCAAATATTGATCAGTGTTCTCATACTTAAGAGGTTGCATGATCCAGTTGATCGTCGCTTTACGTAGCTTGTCTAGCGATGGGCTAGGGTCGTGCCCCAGCTCCGCGCAGACAAGTGAGTTCGTTGCAACGTGAATCTGTTCGTCCCTTGAGATGTCTGCTGATACGGTTGCCAACCCTGCGTCGCCATTGAATCTAAAGAATGGTAAGAGCACGAAGAATATCGCTCGCTCTATCACTAATGCTTTAGTAATGGTGTGATCAGGATGACTATTCCATGCGTCTCTTAATAGGAAAGCTTCTTTCTCTGCATTCTCATTAACACCGTGTGCATTCACTATGTAGCCCAAGGCTAGGTCATGCTTTATTTCATCTTTTACATTTGATTCTAGGAGCTTCCGTGAACGAGAAGGTACATCCTTCTCAAGAGCGTCGGTGATAAAATCCCCCACTGGTACTTCCATGTGACGAATTGCCAAAGCACGGTAGATGGTCTCTTCAGCTCCTTCTTTAAATGTTCCTCTTGTTGTCTGGACAGGGTTCCATGTTCTCTTTCTTGCGAGTAACTTCTCATACGGGTTCATTGTTGGCAGTCACAGGTAATTTCATCTTGGGTACTCAATATGTCTGCTAAGTAACTGTCAACGTCTTCCTGATCTAGGGCAGCATAAGCATCTGACTTATCCTGTACGTCTGACATGACTTGTAAACTATAATAGAGAGACGTTTGTGGACTCTTCAGCCACTCGTCTATAAATGCTTCATCGTAAGTCACCAT